TTTTGTTTATAACCAACCAGCCGAAATTACAAATATATCCGCAAACGGAACAACTGTTACTTATACTGCCGTAAATGGATTTACTGCGGCTCAAAAAGTTTCTATTTCTGGTGTTCTTCCTAGCCAATATAATTTACAAGATGTAACTGTTGCTTCGGCAACTGCTTCAAACTTTACGATTACTAATGGCGCAACTGGAACTTATATTTCTGGCGGTATTGCTTACGCGCCAGTTAATCTAACCAGTTATACGGCTGAACTTCAGATACGTTCATTACCTTCTAGCCCTGACGCAGTATTAACGCTTTCTACTTCTAATAATGGAATTGCTATTACTGCTTTAACTGGAACAATTGAGTGCCACGCAACTGCGGCACAAACTAGAGCAATTGACGAAGGCACGTATTACTACGACATTGAAATTACAAGTCTTAGTGGTATTGTTACACGCGTTGCGCAAGGTCAAGTAATAGTTTCGGCAGAGGTGACTAGATAATGGCAGATGAAGTAGTTGTAATTAAACCTGTTGTTCCAACAGTTACCGTTTCAGCAGTTGGGCCGCAAGGACCGGGCGGAACGCAAATCTTTTATGTTCATACGCAAGCCGTAGCAAGTGCAGTTTGGACAATAAACCATAATTTAAATGGCGAACCAACCGCAGTTGTTTTAGATAGCGCAGGGACACAATGCGAAGGCACCTTTAGTTACCCAAGTAAAAATCAAATGGTGATAACCTTCACCAGTGCCTTTAGTGGCACGGCGTATGTGATATAGGAGAACCAATGGCACGCAAATTTCTAGTTTCAATTGACTTAAATAAAAACGAGTTACAAAATGCCGTAATTCAAAATCTTGGCACTGCGCCTTCTTCACCAGTTACAGGTCAGATTTATTTTAATACTGGCGACAATGAACTTTATTATTATGACGGAACAGGTTGGGTATCTGTTCTAAATGAATCCGAAGTTATTTCAGGAACTTTGGCAGGTCGTCCAGCCGCAGGTGTCGCAGGTCGTTTGTATTACGCAACTGATAATTATCTTCTTTATTTTGATGATGGAACTACTTGGACACAAATTAATAACTTTGGTTCAGTAACAGCGCAAACAACTTATGGCGCAACTAGCGGTAACGGAAGTAGCACAAACTTTGCTCGCGCAGACCATACTCACGGAACGCCAGCACTAACTAATACAACTCCGCAAGCACTTACTATTGGTAATACTGCGGCAGTAGGAACTGGAACAGCACCTGCGCGTGAAGACCACGTCCACGAAATGCCCGATTTTGGAAACGTATCTGCGCAAACTTCTTTTGGTGCGGCTAGCGCAAATGGTTCTTCGGCAGACGTAGCACGTGCCGACCATACGCACGGAACTCCTACGCACGATAACGCGGCGCACTCATTAATTAATCTTTCAGCATTAGCAACACCAACTGCCGATGTTTCGTTTAACTCTTACAAAATTACAAATCTTGCTTCGCCTGTTTCTTCAACAGACGCTGCAAATAAGCAATACGTAGATGACGTAGCGCAAGGTTTGAATATTCACGCCGCTTCTTATGCCGCAACAACAACGCAGGAACGCAAGCCGCGTTTAGCACAGATGGCGTTAGCCCTTCAATTAACGCACGTATCTTGGTAAAGAACCAAACAAATACTTTTGAAAATGGTATTTATACATTAACAACAGTTGGTAGCGGTTCTACTAACTGGGTATTAACACGTGCTACTGACTTTGATAGCGCAGTTGAAATTGCTGGCGGTGACTTTACATTTGTTGACGCAGGTTCAACTCTTGCTAATACTGGTTGGGTTCAAGTAGATGAAGTTACAACAGTAGGAACTGACCCAATTGTTTTCCAGCAATTCTCTGGTGCTGGAACTTATACCGCTTCAAATGGTGTTCAACTTGTCGCCTCTAACTTCTCTGGCGTAGTTGTAGCAAATGGCGGTCTATCCGTAGGCGCAAGCGGATTTGAATTAGATACCACAATTGCGGTTCGTAAGTATGCCGCAAGCGTAGGTGATGGTTCAAATACTTCTTATACAGTTACTCATAATTTAGGTACAAAAGATGTAACTGTTGCCGTTTATGATAATAGTTCGCCATACGCAGAAGTTATTTGCGACGTTCAACATACTTCTACAACCGCTATTACGTTATTGTTCTCGGTAGCACCAACTTCAAATCAATATCGTGTAGTTGTTCACGGTTAATTAGGAGGCACAAATGGGTCTAATTGACCGATTTGCTGAAAAGGTAGCCGAACAATTACAGAAAGCACCTAATCTTCCTGTAGGTTCGGTAACTTTAAGCGAGCAACAAATGCGCAACATATCGGGGCGCACTAATACTGGTTATGGACAAACTGACCCTTTGCCACGTAACGCGATTACGCCTACCGTTCCGTTCTCACCTGGTTCGCCTATTATTCCGGGCGCAATTAATCCGCCTAATACCGATAGCGGAAGACCAGACCCACGGCGCTATGAATATCAAGTAGCACAAAATATAAATATTACGGAAACTAGATTAGTTCCGTTTAAAACTTTACGTGCCGCGGCAGACCAAATTGATATTTTGCGCCGTTGTATTGAAGTATCTAAGGCAAAAATACTTGGTTTAAATTGGGATATTGTTCTTGCCGAAGATAGCGCAGAAAAACTTATTAGCGAAATCGGTGGCGCTCGCGTTCGCGCTATGTCGGTGGCACGTGATAGATATACGGAAGAAATCGCAAGACTTCGCGCATTTTGGGAGCAACCAGATAAGGCTAACGGATTACTCTTTTATGACTGGTTAAATATTGCGCTGGAAGAAATCTTGGTGCTTGACGCGTGGGCAATTTGGCCGCAACCAACGGTAGGCGGAGATTTATTTGGATTACAAATTCTTGATGGTTCAACTATTAAGCCATTAATTGACGATAGAGGTATGCGCCCTACGCCACCGTTTCCTTCTTACCAGCAAATTCTTTATGGCTTTCCACGTAGCGAATTTGCCGCACCAACCGAAGGCGAAAGCGCAGATGGCGAATTTACTTCCGATGAACTTGCTTATTTTATTCGTAATCGTAGAAGCACAACTGTTTATGGATACGGACCAACCGAACGCGCTTTGCCATTAGCCGATATTTATTTGCGCCGTCAGCAATGGTTACGTGCCGAATATACAGATGGCGTTACACCAGAATTGATTATGAAAACTGACGCTAACTTTGGTAATAATCCAAACTTGTTAAAAGCGTATGAAGATATATTTAATTCCGATTTGGCAGGTCAAACAGAGCAACGTAAGCGCGTAAGACTTCTTCCTGCTGGTATGGAACCAGTTCAATATGACGGATATGGCGAACGTTTTAAAGATACGCTTGACGAATATCTTGTTAATTCTATTTGCGGTCATTACGGCGTATTACCTAGCGAAATTGGATTTAATCCTAAAAACGGATTAGGCGGTTCTGGTTTCCAATTAGGACAAGCACAAAGTTCCGAAGTATTAGGCGCAATTCCATTAGCAACTTGGGTATCGCGTATGCTTTCTCATTTGTCTTATATGTTCTTAGGTATGCCACGCGAACTTGAATTTAAGTTTATGGAAAGTGGTCGTCAAGATTTGGAATCAATTGCTCGCACACGCGATATTGAACTTAAATCTGGTTCATTAACACTTAACGAAGCACGTTCATTAACAGGTCGCCCCTTAATTGAAGCACCAGAAGCAGATATGCCTATTGTTGCGGTAGGTAATGGTGCTTATTTGGTAACGGAAGATGGATTTAAACCATTAGAAATGCCAGTTGAGAACGCTAACGAATTGCTTGGAGAAACAGAAGGCGGTAGTCCAGAACCAACCACGCCAGAGTTAGAAGCGGTACAAGATACGGTACAAGCCGAAAGCGAACGCGACCAAATTGACGAAGGTAAAGCCGCGCAAGAAGAACTAAAACAATTTTTACGTTGGTTACGTAAATCGCCAGACCGTTCCTTCCGATTTAAAGAAGTGCCAGTTGTCTATGCTGACGTGTTGAACAAATTTGTAGCCACAAAGGATTACGACAGCGCACGGTGGTATGCCGAACGTTATTTAGCGTAGGTAAAAAATGAGGCAAAGCCGTGCGTGGAAGCAACGCAATAACGCAAAGGTTCGTTTAGCCGCTAGACGCGCCAAAATAATTCGTGATGGTATTAAAGAAAGTATTAATACTAAAGATGTGGTTGAAGCGTTTTTACATAATATGCCTAACCCAAATATAACGCCAGACCAAGCACGTGACTGGGCAAGAGCAAACGTAAGACCAAATAACACGGCATTAATGGCGGCGTTTAGAACGGTTTATAGCGAGGCGTATGTGCTTGGTGAAGATATTGCGTTATCCGCAATTGCTAAAGCAAAGATAAATAAAGCACCTACTAAGCAACAATTACAACGCGCTATCGGCGTTAATTGGGCTAACTGGAAACCGGGCAATAGAGCCGCAGCCGCATTAGTTCAACCGCCTAAAGGATTACAAACGTTACTAGATAGGCGAGGCGTAACGATACAAGGTTTAAAGAGAACTTCGTTAGACCGAATAGGAACGGCACTTGCTAACGCTTTA